CAGAATATCCAAACATTCGCTACAAACCGGATCATGTTGGCCAAGCCAACTTTGATGGTTCAAGGTATATTCATGCATACTTTGATACTGTGATTGATAGTAAAGAATCAATTACGGGTGGCGGTAGTGAACGATATCTTTCTGAAGATTATATGTTCTGTCAAATGTGGCGTAAGATGGGTGGTAAAATCCATTTATGTCCATGGATGAAACTACAGCATATTGGTTCATATGCCTTTAGTGGTAACATGCCTGCTGTTGCTCAGTATACTGGCAAGTTATGATAATTGGTTTGGTTGGTTTTATTGGATCAGGCAAGGGAACTGTTGGTGATATCCTTGAACAAAAGGGTTTCATCAAAGACAGTTTCGCCAAACCACTTAAAGATGCTTGTGCAGTAATGTTTGGTTGGTCTCGGGAACTCCTTGAGGGAGATACCGAGATGAGCCGCAAGTGGCGTGAAGAACCTGATTCCTATTGGAGTGAAAAATTCGGTCGTGAATTTACTCCTCGTGAAGCTCTACAGAAGATGGGCACCGAGGCAGGTCGTGATGTTTTTCATAAAGACATTTGGGTGATTTCGTTATTAAATCGTGCTAAAGGTAAAGATGTAGTTGTTACTGATGTTCGTTTTCAAAATGAGATTGAATATATCCAAGGCAACGGCGGTATTGTTATTCGTGTAAAACGTGGTGAAGATCCAGCTTGGTTTCCTTTACTTGATAAAATCAAAACAGAAAGTGAGAGAACCAAATTTATGCTACATGAACATATCCATAAATCTGAATGGGATTGGGTAGGATGTGAATTTAATTACACGATTGCCAACAATGGTACAATTCAAGACTTAGGCAAAGATGTAGAAAGAGTATTGCAATTTATAAAGTGATGTAGTATAATGGTGTTTCAATTACAATATGGAGTATATTATGCAGTTATCAACCGATACAATCAATGTTCTAAAAAACTTTGGTGCAATTAATGATGGATTGCTTTTCAAAAAAGGAAAAGTTTTAAAGACAATTTCATCAGGCAAGAACATTTTTGCTCAAGTAACAATCAATGAAGATATTCCGACTGAGTTTGGTATTTACAATCTAAATACTTTCTTGTCTGCGATTTCTTTACACAAAGATTCACCAACACTAGAGTTTGGTGATAAAGATATTAGTATTGTCGGCAACAAAGGTCGTAGTAAAATCAAATATCGCTTTGCTGCAGCTAATACTATCAATACACCACCAGAGAAAGAATTGGTTATGCCTGATCCTGAAGTTTCTTTCTCATTTAGTGAAGAAGATTTTGAATGGATTCTAAAATCTGCTGGCGTTCTTGGTTCACCACATATCTCGGTTGAATCTGATGGCATCAAAATTGTTATGTCAGCATTTGATATAAAAGATGATGCTGCTCACACAGATGCTCTTGAAATCGCTGATGGTAATGGTGACAAGTTTCGTTTTGTTTTCAAAACAGAAAACCTAATCAAGTTATTAAACGGTGGATATGATGTTCAAATTTCTACAAAAGGAATTTCCAATTTCAAACACAAAACCGTTCAGTTACAATATTTCATTTCAACAGAAGCTGGTTCTACTTTCACAAAGGCTTAATATGTTGGTCTACTTTACAAATAGTTTTAAGGGTAATTCTTCAGATTCCATCGCCATTAACCCTGACCATGTGATTAGTGTTTTTGAAATTCTAAATGAAGAAGAAGAAAAGGTAACTGCAATCTATGGCATTGGTAACAATACATGGACTGTTGAAGAAAAGTATCTTGATGTGGTAGCACGATTGAATCAAGCTGACTAAGATGTTATATTATATTATGGGAGTATTGAATGTTAGAACACTTACTGTTTACGGAGAAATACCGTCCTAAAACTATCGCTGATTGCATTCTTCCTGATAGGTTAAAAACACCGTTTCAGGAATATGTTAATCAAAATAATATTCCCAATCTTCTTCTAACTGGTGGTGCAGGTGTAGGTAAAACTACAGTTGCTAAAGCCATGTGTGAAGAAATTGGGTGCGATTATATGGTTATTAATGGCTCAGATGAAAATGGTGTTGATGTTGTTAGATACAAAATCACCAATTATGCATCGTCTATGTCTTTATCAGGTGGTCGCAAAGTCATTATTATTGATGAAGCTGACTATCTATCACCAAATGCTCAAGCAGCATTTCGTAATGCAATTGAAGAATTTGCTTCAAACTGTTCCTTTATCTTCACCTGCAACTACAAAAACAAACTAATTGACCCTTTGCATAGTCGCTGTGCTGTCGTTGACTTTACACTAAAGAACAATGAAAAAACGCAGATGGCTGGCCAATTTTTCAAAAGAATTCAATCTATCCTACAAAGTGAAAAAATTGAATATGATGATAAGGTCATTGTTGAGTTAATTAAGAAACACTTCCCAGACTTTCGCCGTGTGATTAATGAGTTACAACGGTACTCACAGTTTGGTAAGATTGATGGAGGCATCCTTTCACATATAGTGGAAGTATCACTAGGTGATATTATCAAATACATTAAAGATAAAGACTTTGGTGCTATTCGTAAATGGGTTGCTAGCAATGATATTGATGCAACAACATTCTTCCGTAAAATCTATGATAACCTATATGATGTTTTAAAGCCACAAAGTATTCCACAAGCGGTAATTATTTTGGCTGATTATCAGTACAAACAGGCATTTGTAGCTGATACTGAGATAAATACTTTGGCTTGTCTTACGGAAATCATGGTTTCCTGTGAGTTTAAATGAACACCATAATTTTCAATATATTTGCATGGATTAAAAATGATTTTAATTCTTATCGTTTTAGGTTTATTATTGAGCTTTTGGCTTGGGCTATATCTATCGGATGCTCAATCACAATGGCCCTCACCGTTCCAAATCCTCCGTTACTTCACCTTTATCCTATTTGGATATTTGGTTGTTCTTTGTATGCTTGGGCTTCTTTTAGCCGGAAATCATTTGGCATGTTGGCTAACTATATCCTGTTGACAACGATTGATTCAATTGGTTTGATTAGGATGTTAACATGAGCAACCCATTTGACTATGTGAACGCTATTCTCCAGAACAAAAAACAACTCATTGTTGATGAATTGACAGAAAAAGATTATATTCCTTTTCTGGTTAATAGGTCGTTATCTTATCATTCCGACTGTATAATGTATGCCAATGAGATGAACCGGAGACATTTCCTAGACAAAAAACTTCAAAATGATTTCCTACTAAATACGATTAGGTCTAGGAAAAGACCTTTCGCAAAGTGGGTTAAGTCTGAAAAAAGTGAAAATATAGAATGTGTCAAACTGGCCTATGGCCTGTCAGATTCCAAAGCTATTGAAGCTTTACGCCTACTAAGTGATGAACAAATCCAACTATTAAAAGAAAAAACCGATACAGGTGGATAAGCATCATGGTAGATTTAAAACAGTTTGTTGAGGTAACACTTAATGAGCAAGATGATTTTTTGAAGGTTCGTGAGACATTGACCCGAATCGGTGTATCGTCACGAAAAGAAAAAGTGTTATACCAATCATGTCATATTCTCCATAAACAGGGCCAATATTATATAACCCACTTTAAAGAATTGTTTTTATTGGATGGTAAGCCTTCAAACATATCTGAGAATGATATCCAGAGGCGTAACGCTATTGCAAAGCTATTGGAAGAATGGGGATTAGTAACCATTGTAAACCCACAAATTATGATTGATAATATTGCACCGTTACATCAAATTAAGATTATATCATTCAAAGAAAAAAATGAATGGGAACTGGTTACCAAATACAACATTGGTAAGAAACCAGAACAAATGTATTAATATGGATTTTTATTATGAAACCTACAAAACTAAAAAACATCTACACAGGCGATATCGTTTATTGCCATGATATTAATGAAACTTCATTAGTTGATGATAAGGTGTTTATTAAAGTATTTAAAGAAGAAAATTTAAATAGAACCTTTTTAGTCAACCTTGCCGCATTTAAGGCAACCAATCAGTAAGTTTGCCTCTTTTACTGATTGGTTATGTTATAATAGTTGTATTGAATAGGGTTTGTTATGAAAATCGCAATATGTTCCGATCTTCACCTAGAATTTGGTGATATCACATTAAAAAATACCAAGAAAGCTGATCTATTAATTCTTAGCGGAGATATCTGTACCGCTGCTGGCCTTGATCGGCCTGGTAATTTGTTTATGGACTTTTTTCATAGATGTTCACAGATGTTTCCTGAAGTGATTTATATTTCAGGAAACCATGAGCATTACAAATATGATTTTGCCAAAACCATGCCAGCTATCAAAAAACACCTAAGTATTTTTCCCAATATTCATGTGTTGGATAATGATACATTCAAATTAAATGATTTTGTTTTTATTGGCGGAACTTTGTGGACCGATATGAACAAAGAAGATCCACTTACTCTTTCTACTGTTAGCCGTTTTATGAATGACTTTAGAATTATTCATAATAGTAATGACATGGTTTCATACAAAGTTTACTTACCTAATCCAGAAGAACCTTGGAATAAAGAAAAAGAAATTACTGTCTTTAAAGAAAGGCCTAGTCTTTTTACAACAACAAAGGCTGTTGAAGAACACAGGAAAATGTTGAATTATATTAAACATGTTATTAAAAATAATCCTGATAATAAAATTGTAATTGTTGGCCATCATGCTCCTTCTAGGAAATCTACTCATCCTAGATATGAATATGAATCTTTAATGAATGGCGGATATAGTTCTGAGCTAGACCAATTCATTATAGATAATCCACAAATCAAATTGTGGACTCATGGACATACACACGATTCGTTTGATTATGTTATTGGAGAAACTCGGATTGTTTGCAATCCTCGTGGATATCATGGACATGAAGCTAGGGCTTCTAAGTTTAAATTGAAAACAATTGAGATATGAAGCAGAAATTTATTGATGCACACATGAAGGCAGCTGAGGTTTATTCTCAGTTGTCCTCAGCTAAACGCCTTCAAGTTGGTTGTGTTGTTGTAAAAGATAACACAATCATTGGTATTGGTTACAATGGTATGCCATCAGGATGGACAAATGATTGTGAAGAAGTGGTTAATGTTGATCCTAGTGATCCACGATATGACTACAATAATTTTACTAATGAGTTAAAAACCAAACCTGAAGTCCTCCACGCTGAGACGAATGCAATTGCAAAGATTGCTCGTAGCACAAACTCAAGTGAAGGTGCTGCATTGTTTGTGACTCATGCACCGTGCTTAGACTGTGCAAAGATTATACATCAGGCCGGAATAAATTCCGTTTACTATCGCAATACCTATCGTTCAACCGATGGTATTGATTTCTTAGAGAAGTGTAACATCAATGTCAAAAAAGTTTGAGAGTAAAGTTTTAGAAATCTGTGATAATGGTGATGCTATTGTAGAATTGCCAGAAGAACTTATGGAAGAACTTGGTTGGAAAGTAGGAGATAACCTGGACTATCAAATGAAAGATGGTTCAGTTTATGTTACAAATTTATCATTGAAGGAAAGAAAGGAATGCTAGACTGTTTGATTGTGGGTGATAGTATTGCAGTTGGTACCAAGATGTTT